GCCAACGCGAAAGCGCCGCTGGATATGGTTGTTGTCGATTACCTGCAACTAATCCAAGGCCCGAGGGAGAAAAACGAAACCCGCGAGCGTGAGGTTGCACAAATCAGCCGGACGCTCCGACTTTTGGCGATGGAACTCGGGTGCGTTATCGTGCCTCTCTCGCAGTTAAACGAAGAGGGCCGATTGAGGGAAAGTCGGGCGATCGGGCAGGATGCAACTGCGGTTTGGAAACTGCAGGACGCGGACGATCCGGGGCACCGAGTGGTGCAGGTCATTCAGCGGAATGGAGAAAGTCCGGCTTCATGCGAGCTCAGATTCCGAGGATATATTTCGAGCTTTGACGACGGACAATAGAACCAAAAACACAGAAAGAAAAAACATGACAGACGAGGAAATTAACAGGGTGATTGATGAGTTTTTAGGTTGGGAGAAATGCAAGAGGTGCGACGATAAGGATTGCGCTTACAATCAAAACAAAAATTACTGCAACGATCTCAACGCAATCGCTGAAGCTGAAAGGCACCTTTCTGAAGATCAGCTTGAGGCGATGAACACGCGCATCTGGGCGGCAATGATGAACACGGATTACCTCTGGCAGGTGTCCGCAAGACAGAGGGCGATGGCGTTGATTGAAGCGGTGGATTATTGGAAGGACGCGAAATGATCGACTTTCCCGACGAGCGAACCCTGCGCCGACTTATCGCAGATCATAACCTATTCTCATGCGATGGGAACGGGTGCAGTCAGCCGGATTGCGTGTGGTGTACGGATGTGGTGGAGCGGATTCAGAAGGGTAAAGAGGTTCCTGACGAAGGCATTGAATAGCGACAGTTGACATACATGGAGCCGGAGGGGAGATTCCGGACGGAGTCGGGTGGCGGGGCGTTTATTCGTGTTTTCGCTCCGTCACCCATCCCGGCTCCGACTCCATGCGCCGCAAACCTCCATCCGATGCCGTTTGGCATCATCCGGTCGACGACCTCGAACCCGAAGCCGACTCGCTCTCAGAGTCGGCAGACATGCTGTCCGGATTCCTGCGGGCAGTCGCAGAGCAACCAACCGCGTGCAGGGCAGGGGTAGAGGCATTGGCGCACATCGCTCTCGCATGCCCGACACAATTTCCCGGCGGATTCCATCTTCCGAGCCAATCGCTAGAAGGCGATTACCGCACCTTCGGAATCGCATTCTCACGGCTCTTTAGCCTGATCACCGCTGGATGGACGCACACCCGCACGAGCGAGGCCGGACGCCGCGCTATCGCTGCGGTTTATGTACTCAGGCCGGATCTCTTGGGGGGTGCGACATTGCATGACCTAGGGGCGCGATTCGGTGGATGCACCCGCCAGAACCTTTCCAAACACGCACGCGCCATACGAGACGCGCATAGAGGCATTAAAAACCGAGCCATGAAATCAGAGGAGACTAGAAAACGATGTCAGCAGACTCACAGATCGCTCTAGGCGGTAGCATCAACATACTCCAACTCGCTGACGAATTCCGGGCGGCGCAGGCGCAGTGTGAGCAGATGATGCAGTCGAGTTTGCACGTCGCACACCGGCTCGGATCCGCGCTCGCTTTGGCGGAGGAGACGCTAGAACAAGGGCAATTCACCATCCTGCTAGAGCATGCCAGAGTGGATCGCCCGATGGCGAAGAAGCTTGTCCGGTTCGCCAAAGATACATCCGCCGAATCGCTGACAGGATCCTTTAGGCAGGGAATGCTCGAACTCGGTTTTGTTCCGAAAAAGGAACGGGAAAAGGACGCTGGAGACAAAACAGTTCGCATGCTCCCACATATATCGGCGGCTGTGGCGGCGTGGAGTAGGTTCGCCTACGCGGTTGAGGTGGGACATCTGGAGATGGATCGGGCGGCAATTATTGCCGAGACTCGCGAGATGTACAAATGGCTGAAGGAAATCCATGGAGGGGAAAATGGGTAAAATCTGCCTAGTCCAAGGCCAAAACCGGCAAATTTTGCCGGGCATACCCCCCCGAAAGGAATCTTTTGCCTAGCAAAACAGGGTTCAGGGCAAGACACACTCGACGCAAATCGAATGACAGTCCAAAAAGCCAAACTTTCAGCCGCCCGCCTCGCTGAGCTCGCGTCGAGATTCGGGGTGGACACCAGAACCATCCGGAACGCGATGGCAGCCGGGGCTCCGGTTGACGATGTCGACGCGCTCGACAAATGGTTTGCCGATTCGCGAAACGTGCCTCCAACCGGAGGAGGCAAAGTCGGAAGCCTAGCAGACGCCAAGCTCGAAAAGCTCCGGCTCGAATGCAACCGGCTGAAAATCAAGATCGACGAAGACCTGAAACGCCTCCTTCCCGTCGACGCGCTCCGGCGCGATCATGTCCGGATCATGAACGCCATGCGGGCCGATTTCCTTCGGTTCGTCGGCGACATTCCGAACTGGTCCGGCATGCCTCCAGCAGAAATCAAACGGCGACTGGATGCAAAGCTGGATCAGCTATTTGACGACCTGCAAAACAGCTTCGCGGAGATTGGCAAATGAGTCGTCAGATCATAGAAGACTGTGCCGCGGCGTGGAGGGCGCCGGACAAACGCACCGTCGCGCAATGGGCAGCCGAGCACGTCAAAATCCCGAACAGCGCACGCTCTTCGAGCTTTGATCCCGAGGCTTCGCCGTGGCTTGCGGAACCGCTCGAATTCTTCTCGGACGACACGGTCCGCGAACAGGTTCTAATCCTCCCAACCGGGGCCGGGAAGACGACAGTCTTCGACGTCGCCATTCCGTACATCCTCTCGGAGTCGCCGGGCTCGATCCTTCTCAGCATGATGACGGATCCGGACGCCAAGGAGCACATGGAAGACCGGCTTCTCCCGATTCTAAAAGCGTGCGAGCCGATTGCACCCATGTTCGCGTCCGTTGACCGGCACGCCAAACGGAAGGACGCCATCATTCTTCCGCACGTTTCGCTTTTCGTAGGCGGAGCGAACAAGGCGAACTTCCAACGCAAGAGCGTTCGATATGTGTTTCTCGATGAAGCGTGGCTTATCAAGCACGGCCTGATCGAGGAAGCCCGAGCCCGCACGCATTCGCGATGGAATGCCCGCGTGATCATCGTTTCTCAGGGCGGAGATGAGCACATCAATTTTCAAAACGAACGCCGGGATTCAGAACTGTTCGCGGCGTGGATGCGATCTGACCGGCGGGAGTTTTCGATGGTGTGCCCGACGTGCGGAGAGACGTCGCGATGGGATTTCAAGAACCTCAAGTACGAGGTGACAACCGGCGAGAACGGATTGATCGATGAGGCCGCGCTGGCACAGTCTGCGGTTTACGAATGCCCACTTTGCCAGACTCGATATGAGGACAAGCCGGACGTCCGGCGCGGGCTCTCGATTGCGTCTCGGTACGTCGTCACGAATCCCGGAGGCCTTCCGGGACATCATGGATGGCACGCGCCAGCGGTTGCGCTTTTCCACGAGAAGTGGGGGGACCTCGCACTCGGATGGACGCGAGCCCAGAAGGCGCTTTCGCTAGGGGATCAGGAGCCATTAAAGATTTTCAAAACCAAGCGCTTGGCGGAATTCTGGCGGGAGGAAGAGACGGCGCCCGAGGTGTCACTCGGCGGGGCCGGGTATTGCAAAACGGAATACGAAAACGGGGAACCGTGGGACATCGAACAATTCGAGAGCCGACTCTCTCCTGTGCTCCGAGCGATCACGATCGACCGGCAACGGGATCATCGGTGGGTGCTGTGCAGGGCTTGGAATCGCGACGGATCGAGCCGCCTGATTTGGGAGGGGAAAATGAATACATCGGAGGACATCGAGCAACTCAGACGTAGGTTGAACGTCCGCCCGCAGTACACATTTCAAGACGCGCAGTTCGAGACAGGTGCGGTTTACGATGAGTGCGTGCGGTTCGGATGGGTTGCCTTGCACGGATCCAAAGACGACGGGTTTATGCATTTCCCGAAAAACAAACCGGCGACGAAACGGTTTTACTCCGAACTCAAACGAGCGTCCGCACCATCCGGAGGGACGGCGTACTATCTGTTTTGGAGCAACGAGAAGGTCAAAGACGTGCTCGCAAATCTGCGGGCCGGGAAGGGCGCGAGATGGGAGACGCCGGACGATGCTTCGGGCGATTACATCCACCAAATCGCTTCCGAGGTTAAGCGTGACGTCGTCTCAAAAACCACGAAGGCGATTTCGTCGCGATGGGTGCGAGTCCGGAAGGACAATCACTTGTGGGATTGCGAAGCGATGCAGACTGTTTTCGCGATATTCAACGGGTTCCTAGGTTCGCCGAGTTGACACGGTTTTGGATTCAATGGCCGGGCCCGACTTTTTCACAAAATCGCTTTTGCGAATTGCGATGGCGCAGGGCCGCGAGGTCTTGGAGAACATCGTCACCGGACAGTTCACACTGATTTCCGAGAAGGGCGGGCGGCAAATGACATCCCTCTCCGCCAATGGGAAATCGTTCTCGTTTCAGGTGGATCCGAAACTGTCGACCTCCGAGCTTCTGGCGCGTGTTGAGGAGGCCTTGGAGTTTTTTGACGGCATGACGTTGGAACAGGTCCAGCGCTATCTCTCCATGCGTCCAATAACCAAAATCAAAGCGAGGTTCTGACGCATGGCACTCGTGGACCAGTGGGGATACCCAATCGATTCAAGGCTGATCAATGCGACCTCGCAGACGACAGGCCGCCCGTATCTTCCGACGCGCACCGAGAGCATAAACCGGTCCGTCAATCTTCAGGACTGGCGCACGCTTCTTTCTTTATCGCGTCGACTCTGGGCAAACAATGGGATCGTCAAAGGCGCGACGGCCCAGAAGGCGATGCACTCAGTGGGGCGGGCGTGGAATCCTGTCTTCCGAGGGGCCGATCAAGAGTGGGGGAAGGTTGCTTCCGAGTGGCTTTTGCTTTGGTATGGGACATCGAATGTCCGAGGGGATGTGTTCGATTTCAAAACGTCCCTCTATCTCCAGAGCATCGCGATTGACCGGGACGGAGACCAAGGCGTTTTACTGACGGCCTCAGAGGATGGGATGTGGCCGATGTTGCAAACCATTCCGGCGCACCGGATCGGGCAGCGCAGTTCTACCGAAACCACGGTTGAAAACGGCCCGTACAAGGGGCTGAAGATTTCGCATGGAGTCATTACAAACCGAGTGGGCCGCGCCGTTGCCTATCGGATTCTTGCGGACGAAGAGGGCGACGATAAAGACGTTTCAGCAAGGGACCTGATCCTGACCTTCGACCCCGAATGGGCGGATCAACTCCGGGGGCTCCCGCTTTTCTCGCACGCGCTTAACGATCTGAGGGACGCGGACCAGAGCCAGTACTGGGAGCAACTCAACCAGATGGCGAGCAGTTCGCGGACGCTGATCGAGACGAACGAAAGCGGGCAGGCCGATGTGAACG